AGTTTGACTTCTTCCAAAGAGTAGGTGGTGGCATTGGTATTACACGTATGATACCTGCACTAGAAAAAATAAATGCACTAGCCAAAGCGGCATAAAGTTTATTCCAGTGTGGTGGAAATGGTAGACACGACGGACTGTTTATCCGTTGATTGATAACTCGCAAAGTATTTAATCGTGCATGGTTCGAATCCTGCCGCTGGAGCCAATAAAATATGACCTACAGGTCATAAAGATAAAATATGATCTGTAGGTCATAAAAGGTTGACAAGTATAAATAAACATAGTATATTATAGTTAATAACAACAAAGGAACTTAAAATGTTACACACATTCGGAACAGACAATTATGGTTGGTGCTCTAAGGAGGGCATGTTCTAGTGTGACGTAAAAGTTATTTTAGACATGGCCCTCTGTAGAAATACAGGGGGCTTTTTTATGAGGGTGTAGTGAAATGGTATCACGCTGGTCTCCAAAACCAGAAGCAGGAGTTCGATTCTCCTCACCTTTGCCAAAGCGGGCGTAGTATAATGGTATTATTACAGATTTCCAATCTGAAGATAGGGGTTCGATTCCCCTCGCCCGCTCCAAAAACTTCTTGACATTGTTTAGGATTATTGCTACTATAGTATGAGTTAGTAATTGAGGACAGACAATGAAATATATTCTAGTAGACACAGCAAACATGTTTTTTCGTGCGAGGCACGTAGTACGAGGCGATAGTATTGAAGTTAAGATAGGCATGGCTTATCATATTATGTTTGCAAGTATTCTTAAAAGCTATAGAGACTTTGGCGGTGATCATGTAGTGTTCTGTTTAGAAGGACGCAGTTGGCGCAAAGACTTTTATGAGCCATATAAAGCAAATCGCAAAGTAGCTCGTGATGCACTTACACCTAAAGAAGCTGAAGAAGATCAGGCATACTGGGCTGCATTTGACGAACTAAAAACATTCTTAGATAATAAAACTAACTGCACAGTACTGCAACACAAACAGTGTGAAGCAGATGACTTTATTGCTCGTTGGATACAGAATCATCCAGATGATGAACATGTGATTGTAAGCAGTGACAGTGACTTTTATCAGTTGCTCACAGATAAAGTAACACAATACAATGGCATTACTAATCAACATATTCTATTAGATGGTATCGTAAACGACAAAGGCAAGCCTGTTATTGATAACAAAACAAAAGAGCAAAAACAAATTGGCGATCCTAAATGGTTGCTATTTGAAAAGTGTATGCGTGGCGATAGCAGTGATAATGTGTTTAGTGCATTTCCTGGTGTGCGTAAAAAAGGTACTAAGAACAAAGTAGGTCTACTAGAAGCATTTGCCGACAGAGACTCTAAGGGCTTTAACTGGAATAACATGATGCTACAACGTTGGGCAGATCATAATGGAGACGAACACCGTGTGCTAGATGATTATCAACGCAACGTTACATTGATTGATTTAACTGCGCAGCCTGATAATATTAAGCAAGTACTAGACACTGCTATTACTGAGCAAGTGCAGAAGACTCCTGCTAGTATGGTAGGTGTACACTTTATGCGGTTCTGTGGTTTACATGACTTACAACGTCTCAGCGATAATGCTGAAGCACACAGTGAATACCTAAACAGCGCATATTGATATGAATAAATACAAAGCTAGCGAAGTCGTAAAAGACAACTTTTGGATTGTAGAACGCAAAGGCACTAAAGTAGGTACATTGCGTAATACTGCAACTGGATATGTCTTTTACGAAAACAATAGCGGCACTGTAACTACACTGGATAATCTAGATAATTTTGTATTAGAACATAAAACAACTAAAAAGACTATTAATATAAGTTCCAATGGCTATCCTACTAACATTGGTACTGTGTACAACGAACAGCTACAAGATACAGTGCCGGTATACACTAAAACCGCCACAAGTACACAACATTTTGCGGCTGGTTACTGGGGGATATTGTTTCCTCATGGATGGAGGCCTAGCTTTTGTCCCAGACTGAAAACACTGCGAGGATATCCTTATATAGGTCCTTATACCAATGAGGCGGATATGTATCTTGCTATGAAACGTAGGATAAAAGAAGATGAAAAAACTAATAAGTTTGGCACTACTACTTCCAACGATAGCGTTGGCGCAGGAAACTCCTAAAACATCTGCGAAAACATTTTATGGTACACAAGCATGTGACGATGTCATGTCAATGACAAATACAGTAGTAGGAAAATACGGAGAACAACCATTATTTAAAGGGATGGGTATACAATTTTCTGCTGCAGACGGTAAAGGGTACGCTGGCAGTATGATGATGTTTGTTAATCAGGACACCGGATCATGGAGTTTAATTACACTATACGGAGACGGTACCGGATGTATGGTAGCGAGTGGTAAAGAGTTTGAACCTTACGGCGGACCTAAAATCAATATCTCACCTCCAGCTAATCCCAAACCTGAATCTCAGGCATATAAACAATAATGTGGACATTAGTTTTTATATACTTCTATGAAGCAACACCATATGTAGAATTAGTTAGCACCCATAACAATATGGTAGAGTGTTTTAATGCAAGAGAACGGCTAAGTGAGTTTCATGGCAAAGGTGGTGGTCATTTCAAACCAGAACAGCAAGCTATTTGTATTAACAGGAACCCAAAATAATGGGGGTTGTTAGCCCCCACCTGTCACGAATTAAGATTGTGACGGATTATGTTCGTTACCGCCCATATATGGTTCGTAATCATCTGGCATAGTAGTATCATAAGAAACAATATCTGATGGTACATATGCCCATGTCATTTCTGTATTAACTTCTGATGCATTTTCTTGTACACTAGTTTGATGTGAGATTAATTCTTCCAGCAGTGCTCTACAATTTTTACGCCTGTCAAGTTCAATACCCCAACTGCGGCCTTCCATTTCGAGCATCATTTTGACTTCTTGTTCCATTTGATTGGCTTGACGATCCATGTCTTCCCATAGACGAATCATTGATTCTGTGTGATGTAACATATATTTCTCCTCTGATTACAATGCTATTTACATATACGTAACAATGGTATTCTATACTGTTTTAACTAAATACATTAAAGCAGTAGAGAATGATATGGCAAGACCTAAACCAAAAATACTAATGGAATTTACGGATCCTAAAAGTTACCGTAGTGAGCAGATACTAGCAGCCGGAGCAATCTATGCTGTGTATTATGAGAACAAACCTATTAACTTGCGTAGCCTGAATGCTTTAGTAAACTTCCCCGGCCCCAAGTATAAAAAAGTAAGTTTTAGCAATAGCGGGCATGCTTTTAACTTAGCAAGTCGACTAAACAAACTGTTCAAAACAAATCAGTTCACAGTAGTAAAACTGTTAAATGGTGAAACAATTGTAGAGGACGATGGTGAACAAGGAATGGTATAAACAACTACTAGAGCATGCACAGCGTACTCGTCCACAAACCACTATCAAAGATTTGTTTAAAAATTATAGACACGACACAGGGCTCAGCTTAACCAAGTTGGGTCTTCATGTTATTTGTAGTATGGACATCGAACGAGAAGATTTCAAACTACCTAAAATAAAAATTACTCCACGTATCAGACTGCTAATGGACAGATACATGCAGTATCCTTATTACTTTGACAAGAGTTGGTTAGTGTTATTCAGTACAGAAGATCGTATATTTTACAAAATGTACGGCAGAGACTGGGATAATTTTATCCAACATATGGAAGAAAATCTCTAAACCCATACTTTTTATATCGTAAATCCTACTTTTGCTAGGTTGCAAACCATGACTTCTTGCATTATATTATTAGTATAAGTTAAACAAACACAAAGGAAAGACAATGAAACTAGACACTATTTGGATTATGTACGCAGTAGTATTTGGTGGCTTAGGTATTTTGCTTATTGCACTAGGTTCTGAGTTGACCGGGTTCTTAATGTGCTCCGGTGTATTAGGTTGGTTGTTCGTAGCCAATAACACAGGTCAACTGTGGCATGAAGACGAAGATGAGGAATATGAAGATGACTAATGAAATTATTATCTTAATGGTTGCAATTCCCGTAGTAGTTGCTATTGTAGCAATGTGTATAGATGTAGGAGACAGGTAATGGAATATCTAACATATGAATTGCTAGACAGGATTGCTGTAGGCTTTTTAGCAGGCGTAATTGGCGGTTTACTTATTTTGCAAATTTCTGCACTAGGATGGATGTTCTGGGATATGTTTAAGAGTAAACACAATGGATCTTAATATCGCACTATCAAACCTAATAGAAATTGTAGGTTTAATTGTTGTCTTTGGAGGATTCGGCGTAGTGTTTGCACACATAATGTCACTAGCAGATGTATCAACTAGGTATGAAGATGAGGAGTATGAAGATGACTGAATGGCTCAACGCACTAGATGGTTCA